CCAATCAGCAGCGACGAACACCGGAAACCAATCAGCAGCGACGAACACCGGAGACCGATCGGCAGCAGAAGTAACCGGAAAAGAATCAATAGCCATAGTAACAGGGAAAGATAGTAAGGCTAAAGGCAGCATTGGTTGTTGGATAGTTCTTACAGAAAGAGGGGAATGGGATGGCAATGTGTATCCGATTAAAGAAGTTAAAGCTGTAAGGGTTGATGGTGAAATTATAAAACCTGACACTTACTATAAGTTAATCAATGGTGAAGTTATTCCGTGTGAGTAATCTATTCCCGGTTTGTCTTGATCGGCACTCCGGAAGCAATTCAAACCACTTTAAATAATATAAAATATGGAAGAAAGGAATGTTACGGAATTGCAAATTATTCAAGCTAAACAGGCAGCAGAATTTGCAATGACACCTGTAGGACAGACTGTCAAACAATTTGAAGTTATGCAACGCATGGCAAAAATGTACACCGAAAGTACTATCGTCCCGGATACCTATAAAGGGAACATCGGGAACTGCGTTATTGCATTGGATATGGCTATGAGAATGGGATGTAACCCTTTGATGTGTATGCAAAATCTTTATATCGTACATGGCAATCCAGCTTTTAGCAGTAAATTTCTGATAGCTACAATCAACGCAAGCGGACGTTTTTCCCCACTTCGTTATGAATTTAAGGGAGAGGAAGGTACTTTGGAATATGGATGTCGCTGCATTGCCTATGAGTCATCCGATAAAGAACATAAAGAACCGCTTCATGGTGATTGGATAACTATTGGGATGGCGGACAAAGAGGGCTGGATAAAGAAGAACGGCTCAAAATGGCAATCAATGCCCAGTCAAATGCTTCGCTATCGTGCTGCTGCTTTTTGGCAACGTGTATATTGCCCGGAGATTTCAATGGGATTAATAACCAAAGAAGAAGCTGACGATATCCAGGATGTAGAATATACTGAAATACCTACCAAGGATAAATTAGCAGAAATAGCTGCTAGAGCTGCCGGGGTTGTAGATGCGAAGTCTGAAGAAAACAACGAAATCCAAAGTAAGCAATCTGTTTAAAATTTATGTAACAATGGAAGCTCAACATTCTTTAGAATGGTATCGTAAACGATTAGGTCATGTCACCGGCTCACGTGTCGGTGACTTGATGAAATCTGGTAGAAAGAAAGAAGATTTGTTCGGGGATACCGCAAAATCCTATATATACCAACTGGCAGCCGAAAGAAGCATGAACCCGTATATCGTCAATGATGATAATCTGTTTGAAAAATACCTATTTCAGGTCGGAGTTTCATCAAAGGCTATCGAATGGGGTAATACACAGGAAGCTGACGCTCGCAAATTGTATAACAGAATGAAAGGTAATAATATGATTGAAACGGGCTTCTGTATTCATCCTAACATCCCTTTCTTTGGCTCTTCCCCTGATGGCTTCTGTTGTAACGATGACGGAGAGAAAGGAACATTAGAGATTAAATGCCCCAGCCAATATGTTTTCATGAAATATAAAGAAGAGGTGAAAGACAATGTCGGATTACTTCTTGCTAAACCTGAATATTTCTACCAATGTCAGTCTCACATGATGGTGACCGGTGCCGAATGGTGCGACTTTGTGGTTTATTGTCCCTTTCAATGTAGCCCTATTCACATTGTGAGAATCTTCCCGGATTATATGAATTTCAAGCTCATAGAGAAGCGTATTCTGATGGCTAATGAAATAATTAAAAAAATGGTAGCGTAGTTTATGGAAAAAGAGATTAACGAAATAAACGATTACCTGAATATTACCTGCTCAAATAATCCGGTAGAGATACAAGAGAGAATATCAGTCATAATGGTGTATTTGAACCGGTCCGGTGAAATGCTTGCGGATGCGAAGAAGCTGCTCCGGAAAAAGAAATCTACAGAAATAAGCAATACCATCATCGCAATAGCGAAAGAGCAATGCTTGTCGGCAAAGGTGCAAAACGCTTTGCTTGACAGTATAGCGGAGGACGAGTCGTATTTAGTGGATCGGCTTGACCGGCTTAATGCTGCCTGCACGCATCAACTAGATGCTTTACGCACTTTGTTGAGTTATGAAAAGGAAGCTATGAGGTTAAATAAAACTGGATATTAGAAAGTATTATTCCAAATAACAGCTATTTGGAAGTTTTGATTTTAAATAATGCGAAAAACTAAAGTGATTCATGTCTACCTGATCTTCGAAAAGCGGAACTATTACTTCAGTTCGGTAACGGGTATCTTCCGGCATTTATCCGAAGATCAGATAGGCATCAAACAAAGCACATTGTCTCACAATATGGAAAATACTATTGTAACTGGTAGAGCTATAATCCGCAAGAGTGAGCTGTTAAGATAGCTTTGTTAACCTTTTTACCCCAGCCTGCCTGTCTGTGAAGATTGGCGGGCGAACATGGGACAAAATGGTCATAGGGCGCTAAGACTAAATGAACGGAAATTCTGAGTGTACATAAGAATGGATGTCATCAAGACCGGTGCCGGGGATGTGTGAGTAAATTTAGTCGAAAACCTATCCGGACGATACTTGTGCAGATTCGACTCCTGCTTGTCCCACATAAATGTTAGCCACACAGAAATGGCAAGGGTTAGTAAATAATGGTTGTGCCCCGGAGAATACGCTTCGGGGCTTTTAATTGGAAAGCATGGAATATAAGACAATAATTAAAGGAAACGCTCCTTCTAAGGCTAACTGTTACAAAATAGTATCAATCAACGGGCACGGATGCCTAGCCAAAACTCCTGCATTGAAAAAGTATGAGGAATCCTTTATTTGGCAGTCTGGGAAATTGAAGGATTTACATATCAACGAACCGTTTGAGTTCTACATTGATGTGTACTACCCAAGTAAACGCAGTGATCTTGATAATGTATTAAAACTACAACTGGATGTACTCCAGAGAATCAAATGTATTAAGAATGATAACAATTGTTGTCTTATTCATGCACGCAAGTTTGTAGACAAGGAAAATCCACGTGTGGAGATAACGATTAAAACTTTGGATTAAAAAATAAAATTTACATTTTGATATTATGAAACAAATACACCCGGTAATGGCAGATAATTTTAAGAAAATAAACTGTCCATTTTATTATTTTGGAGAATGCACCGAAAGAGCGAAGAGGTGCGACCCTCGATTATGCCCCCCCCCAAAAAAACGCATTAAAAATAAAAGAAGATAATCATGAAAAAGAAATCCGACAAGCATATTATCCGCCCTGACACCTGTGCAAAATGCAACAACGGGCGAATAATTCCAACCGAGAAAGGCAATCCACGAGTAGTTTATTGTAGTTTCTTTAACCGTCGGTTTGTTGCCGATAGCAAAAGAAACTGTATTCATTCGTATTAATATGAAATCAATAAAAGAAGTAATCAAGGAGATAGAACACATTCCGAAATGTCCGAGAAGTGGGGATATTAACCTTTATTATATCATAAACTTAATAAGAGAAGATATGAAATAATGTCGAATGTAAAAACTGGATTTCTTTATTATAACTCCGATACTGACCGGTTCAAAGATATACGGATTAAAAGACTGAAAAAAGATTTAGGTTGTGACGGATTTGCCGTGTATGAATACTTATTGAACGAAATCTACCGAGTACAAGGCTGTTTCCTTGTGTGGGACGAAAGTACTGCCTTTGACGTAGCCGAATACTGGGGATTGAAAGAAAGTAAGGTGAATGAAATAGTACGTTACTGTTGTGCTGTGGGGCTTTTTGATAAAGCACTGCTCTCTAATGGGAATATACTGACTTCACCATCTATTCAATCAAGATACGTAGAGATGTGTATTCGTGCAAAACGCAAGGAAATCAAAATTCCGGAAGAATACAACATAATTCCGGAAGAATGTAGAATTGTTCTGGAAGAATACCTAAAAAAACAGGAAGTTTGCCGCAATAGTATTAAAGTATATATAAAGAAACCTCCTAAAGGAGGTAAAGAAAGTGATTTGAATCCAATCATTTTAGATAAGCCTATACAGGAATGCTATGAGGAATTATCTTCTAATAGTTCCTGGATAGAAAGTGTTGTAATGAACAAAAGGGCTTCCGGGCATTTGGAACTGAATTTGGAAAGCTTTCAGGAATATCTTAAACTATTTTTTGATAAACTCCAAAATGAAGGCGAAACACATAAAAGCCCTAAAGACGGAATGGCTCATTTTTCCAGATGGCTGGATATTGAGTTGAACAAGCCAAAGCCTGATATATACAAGATGGAAAACGAAGAATTATTAGCTTCTTTATCCGACAGGAATGGAAGCTATTATAAGTTTCTTACCTACATTCAGAATTATGCACCGTATTGTTTTTCCAATATGCGAATGCCTTCTGAAAAAGAAGCGTTAATCATACGGGACAAATATGGGGATGCAGCTTTTAAAAAAGCGCTTCGTACTCTTGAAGGAAGGGTTGATATTCGTTCTAAGTGGGATGTTTTCTATTATGCTATTTTGAAACAATTTGAATACATGAACAATGGAAGTTAACGTGCAATTACGTGATGAGGATGCCGAAAAGCTAGTCCTTGGCACTATAATGATAAACCGTGATGCTTTTGAAGAAGTGAGGGAGATGTTGAGCAAAGAATGCTTCTATAACTCCTTTCATCAGGAAATTTATAAGGCAATTATTCAGGTCGCATCTTCTGGTGACAGACCGGATATGATTACGGTAAAGAATAAGCTGGTTGCTAACGGTATTAAATTTGAGCCATATCTGTTTGTAAGCATAGCTTCTAACCAAACGTTTGATTTGGGACAGTATGCCGCTCGTCTCCATGACCTTGCCATCAGACGGAAATTTTATGAGATTGGGCAATATCTTGTTTCAAACTCATATACTGAATCAGAGGATATATTGGATGTAACCAATACTGTTTCTGACCAACTATCTTCTCTTTTCAAATCAAGCAGCAGCGTAATATCAACTATAAACGAAGGGCTTGAGAGTGTATATCACATGATAAACGAGAATTTGAATGGCGGAAAGCCTTTGACCGGCACTCCTACCGGATTTGAGAAGATAGACAACAAATCGGGAGGACTTCAAAAATCGGACTTGATAATCATTGCCGGTGAGACTAGTCAGGGGAAAACGAGCCTAGCGGTATCTATCATGCGAAATGCGGCATCTTTAGGCGCCAAGGTAGCCATGTATTCGATGGAGATGAAAAAAGAGCAAATAACGGCTCGTATTCTTTCCATGGAAAGCGGAGTGCCGGCAAATGAGATCATGTATTCCCGTTTGACAGAATCCCAGTTGCAATCTGTAGACAAGGGAATCGGGAAAATATCAGGAAAGGGTATTTATTTCGATGATCGTAGCACCTCCAATATTGACACTATTCTTTCATCTATCCGGTATATGAAACTTAAATTCGGAATAGATGGCGCTATTGTTGACTACCTGCAGATTCTTAACGTAAACATGAAGGGAGCCAACAAGGAGCAACAAATGGGAGATGTGGCAAGGCGATTGAAGAATCTTGCTAAGGAGTTAGACATTTGGATTATTGCTTTATCTCAATTAAACAGGGACAATATGAATCCGGTTCCGTCTTTAGCAAGATTACGGGATAGCGGTCAGATAGCAGAAGCTGCAGATGTGGTCATGTTGGTTTACCGTCCGGAAGTGAAAGGTAAATCATATCCGGGAGATTTTTCCCACGTAGATACAAGAGGTACGGCAATGATAGATATTGCGAAAGGTCGAAATATTGGTTTGCTGAAATTTATTTGCGGCTTCAATGCTTGTACTACATGTTTTTATGAGTTGGATAATATCCCCATTTCAAGTGGAATGGTAAGCGATGAAGAAGATTCTCCAGCTTTTTAACGTCATCGAATTAAAAGGCTCTTCACGAAGATGATACTTCAAGGTTATCCGGTAATCTGTAACGGTATTCATTACAACGGAAGACATCTGAAACTTATATGCAAACGTTGCTCGTTGTACACTAAAGTAAAGCAGCCATCAAAAAGTTCATGGCGCATAAGTGGAATCGATAAATGTATAATAAATCATGTTAGTAGGAACAACAAATCTTAATACTACCCTCAACCTAACCTATGTGTTGACAGATGTCGTAGAAACCCTTCTCTATGATTTGAGAAGTGAAATGGGGAAGCAAGGCTATGAGTTGCGCCACGATGCGAAACGCAATTTCAACACAGCTATAGCTTCTATTCGTAAATTGAAACAGGACGTTGACAAAACCCAGTTCTCCACACAGGAGAACTTTGGAAACGACTCCGATTGCCTTCTTGCGTTTATCAGATTGTTGGTAGACCGGTGCGGAGACGATGATAAGAAGATGTTCGAGTTTTATAATTACATCAAGCGGTTCCCTTCATAGCTTGGGTTGGAACTGGCTGATGAGAAGAGTGTGTTTGCGCATATATTTGATAATTGATATTCATAACGATATAGATATGAGTGAACTAACAAAAATAATCTTCACCATTAATATAGTGGTACTATTTATTCAGTTAGGATTATCCATTGTATATAATTGGGATGAAGAAACTGAAAAAAATAAGAGGATTGAAAAAATTACAGTAATAGGAGGTGCTATCACAATGGCTGTAATTGGGATTTCCTCTGTAGTTTTTCTTCTAAAATGGATATGGGAACAATAAGGTTTATAAATTCAAAACTGAACAGAAATGAAGCAAAGTAAATTGACTCACGGCTCCCTGTTTAGTGGTATTGGCGGTTTTGAATTAGGTGCCGAAATGGCAGGAATTGACACTTTGTGGAATTGTGAGATAGAAAAATTTCAAGGTGAAATATTAAAAAACAAATTTCCTCATGCAGAAAGATTCACAGATATTACAAAAACAACCGGACTCCGATATGTGGACATCATTAGTGGAGGATTTCCGTGTCAAGACATCAGTGTTGCCGGAAAACGTGAAGGTATTAAGGGAAAGCGCTCCGGGTTGTGGAGTGAGATGTACCGAATTATATGGGAAGTTAGACCTAAATACGTCATCATTGAAAATTCGCCAGCTCTCACTATTTCCGGTCTCGAACAAGTCCTATGCGACCTTTCCAAAATCGGGTATAATGCGGAATGGCAATGTATATCAAACTACGCTTTTGGATACCCACACAAAAGGGAAAGACTTTATCTTATTGCCTACTCCAACAAAATCGGATTACAAGGCGACGTTTGCAAATGTGGAAGCATTAACTCGATATTTAAACAGTGGACATCAGATACGAGTGTCGGATATACTTGCGCAAAAAGGATTCTTGAAATCCCAGCGCATAGCACTGTTAGAAATGATGATGGGTTTCCCGATTGGTCACACAGAGTTGGAAGTATCGGCAATGCGGTAAATCCAACAGTGGCAAAATATTTATTTGAATGTATTAAGATTTTCGATAAACAATTAGCGTAAAACAGAACAGATATGAGCAAGGAAAGATTACAAGAGATAGCAAAGGAATTGGCAAATAACGCCAATATGCCGTACTGCTGGGAAGATATCTATAATCGTTTGATTGGCGGTTATCCTCTTCCATTTAAAGTAAAAGTTGAATAGATTAAAACAATAAATGAAATGAATACAACCTTTGAAAAGTCAGCTAATACCACTGACGAATGGTACACGCCAAAGGAAATTATAGACGCATTGGGAAAGTTCGATTTAGATCCATGTGCTCCGGTTAACCCACTTTGGCAAACAGCAGAAATCATGTACAACAAGAATCAGGATGGCTTAACTAAAAAATGGATAGGCCGGGTTTGGCTAAATCCTCCTTATTCCCGTCCGCTTATAGAACAGTTTGTTAAGCGTTTGGCAGAGCATGGAAACGGAATTGCATTACTTTTCAACCGTTGCGATTCAAAGATGTTTCAAGATGTAATATTCGAGAAGGCAACAGCGATGAAGTTTCTACGTAACCGGATTCGTTTCTTTCGTCCAGATGGTACTCGCGGAGATTCTCCCAGTTGTGGTAGTATCCTAATCGCTTTCGGTGAAGAGAATGCAGAGATATTAAGAACCTGTGATATCGCAGGTAAGTATGTTAGAATCAATTAGAGTAAAACAAGATAGATATGAGTATGTCTCCAGTAGTACGTGATGCCTGGATGCTTCGCAAACTATTAGAAAAAGCAACTGGCATTAAGGTTTATAAAGCAGAATTAGGATCGTTCAGCTCCTTCAATCTTTATAGAGGGATAGTGCAGGAGTATAAAGATGAAACCAACACACATATTACAGTAGCGCAAGGAAGCTGGAGTATAACCGAAGGAGGTGAATATAAGGTTTCGCTTTATACGCCTACTATCACCATCGGGTACAAGAGGATGATCAATGCACAACTGGTACGTAATATTGCAAATAATATTGTAGATGCCTTAAATTCGAAATTTGGGCAAGACTGTTGGAATACATGTAATGAAGAGCATCGTTGCTGGTTACCTCTTTCCAGAGTTACATTTTACCTGCAGATTCCGAATTTTGAACAATATAACTAATTAATAACAAGAATAGATATGAGTAAATTACTAAAAGACATAAAGACCAATCCCAAGCCCATGTTTTACGCTTGTGTATTGGAAGGCTTGAGAAAGATTGCATTCAAATGTGGTTATACACTTGCCGTTCATGGAACTTGTGCATCTGACCTCGATTTGATTGCAATTAGATGGAATGAGAATTACGAATCTCCTACCTATCTAATGGAGCAATTTCTTGAAGAGTTGTCACACTTTACTTTTTACGAAACAGGACATATGGATAGCATTGACTTGACACGTCCGGAAAGGAGATATAAGAATCAGATACATTATACAATCCCCATCATAGGAGATTGGTATGTTGATTTGACGGTTATTGAGGATATAGTTTAACGTAAAACTGAAAAGAAAGAAACTAAATGGAATTAAAGGAATTAACATCAAAGATATGCAACCTCTTCGGATGTACTAGTACTGATACTCTTCCAGATAAGATAATGTTTGCTTTGTGTAGTCAAAATCCTGTCCTGTACTTTGATAAATACAAGGAGTTATGTCCGGATTTGACTGTGGACTGGTTGCAGCGGGTATATCAATTCTATAATGCAGACCGTGAAGAAAAGAAGCAAGATTATACTCCTGTGTCACTCGCTAGGCTTGTCGCTTATCTTAGCTATATGCCTAGTGATAAAGTTGTTTATGATTGTTGTGCTGGCTCTGGTACTCTGACGATTCAAAAATGGGGCGTAAATCCGGACTTGAAGTTTGTTTGTGAGGAATTAGATGAACGAGTTATACCTATTCTCTTGTTTAATCTTTGCATTCGTAACATAGAAGCGACAGTAATTAATAAGAATATCCTTACAGGTGAAATAATTAGCTCGTACAAGACTACCAAGGGTGCCGTATATGCATCCGTTCAGCGTCCGATGTTTCCTGAAACAGAACTGATGAAAGCCGATGTAGGGGTATCTAATCCTCCTTTCAATCTAAGAGTATCGGTTTCAGAAACAATCCTAAAGGATTTGCCGCAAAAGTACACTTGTAATTTTGCCTTTGTCGCCCACTGTCTGCAAAGGAGCGACAGATGCGCCTTAATTCTCTCTAGTGGTGTGCTAACGAGTAAAGAAGAGAAGGAATGCAGAAAGTTTCTAATAGAGAAAGGGTGGCTCCAAGCTGCCATATCTTTGCCTGAAAAGATGTTTGAGTCTACCTCTGTTGCTACTTGTATCCTTGTTCTCGATAAAAGGAAAAAAAGTAAAGATGTGATGCTGATTAATGCGGAGGAAATGAAATCAGTCGAGGTGAGAGAACAACGTGGAGAAGGTGATGCTTCACATTATAACCGTATTTACAAAAAAGAATTCAACACTTTTTCAGATGAACAAATAGCCGCTATATGCGAGCTTACAATAAAAGAGCAGGACTCATTTTCTAAAAGAATTTCGCAGGAAGAATTAGAACAACATGGATATAATCTGATTATTGGTCCATATCTTCCTATAGAATTTGAAGGAACTGTTCACCGTGACTTTAACGCTATCATTTCAGATATTAACCGTATTATCCGTGAACGTAATGTCATAAAGGTTACAGTTAATAAAGTATGGGCTGAAAAACTAGGACTTACGGAAGTTATAAGAGACTGTGAAGCATCTAATGAAATTGTTAAGGCAATGAATGAAAGCCTTGCATCATTCAAGAATTACGAAGTAAAAGAGAAGATCATTGAGAACAAGTATATTCAATCATCTAATAGTAAAGTGTTTGTGATTGAAAATACTGATAAAGAGATATTATCAAGTATCATGCCTTTCTTTATGAATATGTACAAACAGCATCTTTACTATCTCAATAATGAAGAAAACAGACTTCTTGCGGAACTTAGGGATTCAATGCTTCCTCTGTTAATGAATGGAGATTTAATGTTAAAAGACAGTGACGAATGATTATGAACCAAGAAATAGACAACAACCTACCGGCTGACTGCTTTGAATCAGCCATGAGAGAGAAATTCCTAGAAAAAGACTGGGAGATTAAATTATGGGCTTATTCCCTGTATAATGCGAATATGTGGGGGAGGAGTGTAAAGTAAAAGAGCGTCACCCGAACCACCAGATAGACGCCCTTCCCTAATGTCATAGTACAAATATACTATTTACTTTTAAAACTTGAGTACTATGATCGATCAAATTTCGGAAGCAAAATCTATTAAAGAACTTCAATTGTCTTTATTACATAGGAAGTCTTTGATATCAACTCCTATTCTTACTGATTTAAAGCAAGTAAATCGTATCTATGAAATGTTTAATCAAATTGATTCGTATCGAAATCCTGATGCAATAAAAGGGAGTGTAATTCAAAAGAAAAGATTTTGTTTTATTATCCTCCGAATATATTCTCCTGGAACAATATTATTCAATGAACCTTTAGTTAAGGGATTAAGGAAGCAAATATCACAAACTCTCGGAGTGAAATGTCCTTCGGCAATTTCTGATTATTGCGAAAATGTCATTTCTTATTATAGGATTTATAAAGGATTTAGGGAGAAGCTGGATTATCTTTACGATGAAATTATATGCTATCTGAAAGCTGATAAAATAATAAGCTAGAATATGACAAAAAGAGAATATATTTCAATATCCAAGGTTTGCCCCAATGATGGTCAAATAGAGGGATTACCGAAGAATCCTCGGCTTATCAAGGGGGATAGATTTCGGAAGCTTTGTAAATCAATAAAAGAGCTTCCCGAAATGACAGAAGCAAGGGATATTCTTGTTTATCCATATAACGGTGAATACATTGTTATTGGTGGAAATATGCGCCTTCATGCTTATAGGCATTTAGGATGGAAAGAAGTGCCATGCTGTATTTTACCGGAAGGTATGCCAGTAGAAAAGCTTCGTCAAATGCTTATTCAAGACAATAATCCCTTCGGAGAGACAGACTGGGATATGATTGCCAATGAGTGGGATAGCAAAGAACTTGATGATTGGGGATTTGAGGTATGGCAGGAACCGAAACAAAAGTATTCAGAGCGTAGTTCAGAGGAACAACAGGAAGAAGAAAGCGAAGAAGATATAGAAAAAACTGATTTCTACGATATGATGCTTGGTGACAGGATATATGACAGCAATAATGATTTTGATATTCCCAATTTAAGAGCGGACGAACAGCCAGTAAGCGGTCTTGTAATTCCTTTATCAGCATGGGGGGCTGATACCAGGCAGAAGAAAGGAATATCTACTTATCATTTCTATGTGGAAGATTACAGGTTTGAAGCAATATGGAAAGACCCAACAACTGTCCTAAATAGCGGTTGTGAGGCTGTCATAGAGCCGAACTTGTCTTTGTTCGATACAACCCCTGTTGCCTACGGATTACATCAGATATACAAGAAAAGATGGATTTCCCGCTATTGGCAAGAATGCGGTGTGAAGGTATGGGCTGATTTGAATGTAGCAAAGAAGTTTCAAAAATGGAATCGTTTAGGTATTCCTGATGGGTATAATGCTTTTGCTACCCGTGGATATTCTGACAGGCAGGAGTATTTGAAGGAAGAAATACAGATTGCCCGTGAAATATCGGGAAAGGATATTCCTAATATGATAGTTTACGGTGGCGGGGATAAAATAAAAGATATATGCGTGCAAAACAGCATTATATATGTCGAACAGTTTATGGCTAACAGGGTTAAGAAAGGAGATTGAAATGGCTAAAACAAGTGGAGGAATTAGAGGGGGCAGTGTAAAAGCTACCCGTAGAACTGGAACTGGTTCTTCTTTCGGAGGAACACGGACTGGAAATATAAGAATGAAAAGTCGCAATGAAGTAAATGCTCAAATTGCAAGAATACAATCCTATACTCATAATACGGGTGTTAGTCCTCAAAGATTTTTCAGAGCTGTAGGCCGTGTCTCAAGTGCTGTAGAAAGTGGAAGAAGAATGAATCCGATGGCACCAAATGGGCGTTATCAAACTAATGAGTACATCTTGAGAAGAAGGAAGAGGTAATTATGGCAAAGACTAGCGGTGGAATAAGAAATAGCAATACTCGAACAAAAGTAATGACCGAAGAAGAGTATTTGTCTTCAAAAGGTTTTGGACGTCAAGGATTTGGAGACGTTGCTTTAGCGAAAGGTAACTATCGAAATAGATATGGCCAAGCTATTCTCGATAGGCAGAATCGTAAAGATATAGAGTATCAAAACCGAAGAACAGAACTTAGAGCTGAATACAATATGCTAGTTCGTTCTGGAAAAATCAGGAAACCTAGCATCGTGGAACAGTTATTAAAAGCAGCTAAAGGAAGATCAGAGAACGAGTCTGTAAAAGCAGCAAGAAGAGCTCTTGCTAAACGTGGAATTGATTGGAGAAAAGCTTAATTGTAAATCGAAAAATAGCGGGAAAACGAGCAAAAAACGAGCAAAAATGGCATCTGGTGATTACGAACGAATAAAAGGAAAGGGTCGCCGTTTCACAAGCGAAAACCAGCCTCCAAACAGAGGCCGGAAGCCTAAGTTATATACTATCGCCAAGAAAGCTTATAATCTATCGTATTCTGATTTTAAGGATATGCGATGTTATCTTATGCAATTATCCCGTAAGGAATTGGAAGATATATCAACGGCAGGTGACACTCCTATATGGATTGCTATCTTGTGTCGTTCGTATTTAAAAGGAGCTTCTAAAGGAGAAACACAGACATTGGAAGAAACGAAGATGGACTTATGGGGAAGAGAAGTTGCATCAATCAAGGATAAAAACAGTCCAGTGGCTGAAGAACCTCCAAGAACGTTAACGAAAGAGGAAGCAAAAGAACTTTGGAATTCACTGAATGATGAATATTAGAAACATTGACATAGAGCGTACTTTTTGCCTATCTGGAATGCTGAATTTTACAAGATATGTATTTCGGAAAAAGACAGGGAACAAGTTTATTATAGGTGAACATCATCGTATTATATGCGATGCGCTTGATAAAGTTGTTAAAGGTGACATAAAGCGGCTTATTATCAATATTGCTCCACGTTACGGTAAAACCGAACTTGCTGTCAAAAACTTTATAGCATACGGCTTGGCTTTAAATCCCAAATCTAAGTTTATCCATCTCTCATACTCCGATGACCTTGTTTTGGATAGTTCCAAAGAGATAAACACTATTGTACGCTCTGATTATTTCCAAAGATTGTTTCCTGAATCGGTGACAGATAGCACTAATGCAAAAAAATGGTACACAAACGTTGGCGGGGGGCTTTATGCCGTTAGTTCGGCTGGACAGGTGACAGGATTTGGTGCAGGTCAGATAGATGACCCCGACGACAAAGAGGAAAAAGAGATAAATGACTTTATGCCTGGATGGGATACCAAGTTTGCCGGAGCCATTATAATTGATGACCCTATAAAGCCAGAGGACGCTTTATCTGACACGATAAGGGAGAGGGTTAATAATCGTTTCGAAACCACAATAAGAAACCGTGTAAACTCAAGAAATACACCAATTATAATTATTATGCAAAGGTTGCATGAGCATGACCTTTGCGGGTATCTTCAAGAAATAGAACCGGAAGATTGGACTGTTATTTCACTGCCTTGTATTCAACATGACGAAAATGGCAAAGAAAAAGCTCTTTGGGAGTTTAAGCATACCTTGGAAGAACTTCATAAAATTGAATCTGCAAACTCTTTTGTTTTTGACACTCAGTATATGCAAAACCCGACCCCGATAGAAGGCTTGATGTATCGTGAGTTTCAGACTTATGATACAATCCCATATTATAAAGACTCTGAAAAGAAAAACTATACTGATACGGCAGACACGGGGTCTGATTATCTCTGTTCTATATGCTACGTAGACACTCCAATTGGAAACTTTATCACAGACGTTTTATACACACAGAAGCCGATGGAATATACAGAACCTAAAACGGCAGAGATGATAACTAAAAATATGACGGATTGGGTTGATGTGGAAAGCAATAATGGCGGACGTGGATTTGCCCGTAATGTGGAGAAGCAGTGCCGTGAAATGGGCAATACAAAAACCTTTATTAATTGGTTTTGTCAAACAGATAATAAACAGGTGCGCATATTTACAAAATCAGCCGATGTCAACAATATGACATTTTTTCCAGTTGGGTGGGAAAGAAAATGGCCGGAGTTTCACAATGCGATAACCAAGTACCGAAAAGAGGGAAGTAATTCTCACGATGATGCTCCAGACGCTCTTACCGGATGTTTTGAAAAACGTAAGATTAGAGTAAAAAAACAATATTCAAAAGAGGATTTAGGAATATTTTAAATATATGAACGTATGAACTTTGTAGAAGCTATATTCAACTTATTGCGTAATAAAACGCTTAACTCCCTAGGAGTGGAAAGAGATTTGATGAGACTTATTCAGGATAAGGACATCAGCCAAGTTCAAACCTTGCTACAAAATCGTGACATGGATGTAATAGAAGCCATGGAAGAATACAACCCCGAAACTCATAGGGTAAATAAAAGGAAAGATAAACAACGCAAGAATAAAGAACCTTATAAGGTAGAAAAGCTTCCTCGTACAAGACAACGGTATATTAACGAAGTTGAACTGTTTTTCTTGTTAGGCAATCCTATTAAGTGGAAAAATGATGTAAAAGGGACGGATGAAGCTTTCAAGGCTTATAATGCTTTCCTTCAAGACACTCGTTTTCATACGACAATGAGACAGGCAAAGCGTTTGGCAGGTTCAGAAACAGAAAGCGCAAAAATATATCATATATACGACGACAATGGGAAGCCGGGAGTTAAAGTATTGGTTATCTCAAAATCCAAAGGATACACTCTCAGGCCTCTTTTTGACCAATATGAAAATTTGATTGCTTTCGGATATGGATATAATTTGAAAGAAGGGGGTAGAACGATTGAGCATTTTGATATTGAAACACCAGCATATATTTTTCGATGTAAAAAGGCTAATATAGGTTGGGAAGTCATTCCATTGGAAAATCCTACAGGTAAAATCAATGTAATCTACTACAAACAGGATAAAGCCTGGCATGGGACTCAGCCTAGATGTGACCGGGAAGAACATATTGACTCAAAAGCGGCCGATACAAACAATTACTTCGCAGATCCTAAATTGAAAGCTACTGCCGATGTTATTCAGTCTTTAGCAGAAGCCGATACCGCCGGTGAAGTTATTCAGATGAACTCAAAAGATAATAGTTCCGTAGAGTATTTGGTTCCGCCTGAGTATTCTTCTATGAAAGACAGCGAGAAGAAAGATCTGAATAACTCAATCTTGTTTGATTCATTTACACCCGATTTTTCGTTTGAAAACATGAAGGGCATGGGTACACTGTCGGGAGAAGCTTTAAAGCGTGCTATGACGCTAGGATACATCAAGAGAGATAATTTGAAAGAGATATACGATATTCTAGTTGACCGTGAGAAAAATCTTATTCTTGCTATCATGATGAATGTTACTCATATTCATTTGAGAGAACAATTGGCAAAGATGAATATAACACATGAGTTTGCCGAGCCGTTCAACGAAGATAAAGAAAAGATATGGGCATCTATCGGGAAGCTTTATTCTGATGGTATTATTTCTTTAGACTTAGCTGTCAATATGCTTGCTCTTACCGATGCGCCACAAAAGGAAATAGAACAAATTAAGAATGAGAAACTAGATTCTATAAATAATGTTGGTTTAGTTAATGAATAAGTCAAAAAGGACAATATTTATGGTGCATGGTTAGAAAAATTACGGGGGTTATACAAAAATTACAGGAAAAGTAGAACAGAATAATTATTGGCATGATTTAAGGCTGAAAAAGTAGGTTCTCTGCAAAAATCTGACACTTGGCGAAGTGTCATTTATAAGCGCCAATAACATTTCTGTTTTTTCTTTCTCTCTCGTAATTTTATGCAAGAATTTTAAAGAACTAATCATGAAAGAAAAAATTTTCCAAGCCTTAAAACTAGCTTATGTAAATCTAGGGTTAAGTGATGAGATTTTACAGGGACAGGCGGATGCCTTGGCGGCTATCGGCTTAGTAACTGACGATAATTTGGCAACTGTTGTACAGGGGCAAAAAGCATTTCTAGCCTCTCTTCAGAGCGGTATTGACAAACGGGTAACCGATGCGGTCAATAAAGCAAAGGAGAAAGAGGCTGCTAGTGGGGGCGAGCAGAACAAACAGCAACCAAACGAGGAGCCTGAGTGGTTCAAGCAGTACAAACAACAGCAGGAAGAGCGTTTTTCTTCTCTTCAAGAGGAAAATGAGACATTCAAGGCTGAAAAGTTACGTGCTGAAAGAAACGCTCTTATTTCCTCAAAAGCAAAAGAACTGGGGATACCTGAGTGGCGAATGAAAGAGGGGTTTGCAATTACCGATGAAATGGATGAAACGGCAATTAATACCTATCTGTCAGGAGTCAAGCAGAATATTGTAACCGCAGGGCTTGAGAAAAAAGATTCGGCATTTCCCCTGTCTACTCCTGCCGAAAAAAGTAAGGAGTTGGCTAAACAGTGGGCGGAAAGTTTGCCGGATGCTAACTAAAAAAACAAAGAATTATGGCAATTGAATTTGAAAAAGGAAAGATTAAGGGTGGATTCCCTGTTTTTTGGAGAGGTGAATGCAAGGTTCTTCCGGGAGACTTCAAACTCAAGCAGACATTTCCAGAAGGTACTTTGATTAGAAAGGGTACTCCTATTGCGTTGGATTTCGCAAAGATGGAATGTACAGTGTGCAAGGCCGTGAAGATTGTCTCTGGTGGTACAACTTCGGCTCCAAGAGTGGTAAAGGGAAGCTTGGTTCAGATTGGGGACAAATTGAAAATCGGAGAAAATGAGCAGACAATCAACAACATTGACAAGACGAATGCGGATTACGATGTTCTTACATTAGCTGCCGCTCTGACTGGTGCTACTGCCAATGCTTTTGCAGTTGTTGGTACTGACGTTCCAAACGCAGTCGTTGAGACGGATAAAGAGTATAAAACTAATATGGATTTTCAAACTGTCTCAGCAGGTTATGACGTGGTTATCCTTAGAGAAGTAGCTTATCCGATGCCGGAAGAATGGCTGTTGGGCGGATGGTGCATGAAGAATAACCCTAGTATTAAATATGTAAGACAATAAGCTATGCCGGGATTATTTTATAGTTCTATTTTTGGCGAACTTACCAAACAGGTACAGATTCGCATTGATGCCGCTTCTGAACTAAGAAAGCGGTTGTTTGACCAGAATATCTACGAAAGATTTCTGACGTGGGATACTCCTACAATCGGCCTTAATTTTGAGGAATTAATCGGGCAGTACAATTTGAGCGTTGCCGCTGCCACCTTGGATTCCAAGGGCAAGGAACCTATTATGGGAACCGATGGTCTTGAGACGTTGAAGGAAAAGGTTTTGAACCATCAAATGAGTTACTCAATGCCGATTGAGGATTATCGTAAGATTCTTCAAATCCTTGATTCAAGAATGCTGACCGATGACCAGAAGACGCAGCAATTAATCAATTTGATGTGGAATAATATCACAAAAGTGGTTAACTCTGTCCAATCTAAACTGGACATCATTTTCCTTGGTGCCCTTTCCAACAAAGGTGTGTTTACTTTCGATGCGAACAACAACCCGGAAGGTGGTGTAAGAGGTGCGATTGACTACAAGATGCCATCGGAGAACATCGCTAAGGCTACGGTCGATTGGACACAAGGCAATGAAGGCGTTGTAGACTGTTTTGAAGATTTGCAAGGCATGCTTGATTCTGCTCAGGATAAGGTGACATTTGATAAGATTCTTCTTTCTCAAAACCGTTTGTCATTCATCCTCCGTAACAAGAAGATGAAACAGGTGATTTTTGGTGTGGATAAAGCTTCGACTCCTTTGTTATTGTCTAACCTGAATGAGTTTATGCGCCAAAATAACTTCCCGGAATTTGAGGTTATCAGACGTATTACGAGGGTTCAGGATAACGGTAAACTGAAAGAGTACACTCCATGGAATGATAAGAACCTTGTGCTTATTCCTGCCGGGAAACTCGGTGTTATTAAGAATGCATATGCAGACAACGAATTGCGTCAAGAGCCGGGTGTAACTTATTCTAATTTTGGAAGAATCCGTATCTCTCAATGGGGTAAAGGCGAAACCGACAATTCAAATGGCGTTGAGTTTACCAAAGCACAATCGCTGTCATTACCGGTTATCACTGAAATTAACGGTATTTACTCATTGACTGTTGAATCGTGACAATAGGTGACTACATAAAGCAATGTTTTTCTTCATTTGGAGACATTTCAGATGCGGGAATAGAAAAGTTTGCGTTGGAACTGGGTCTTGTTCCCGGCTCCGATGCTGACTTGGAAAGCAAGAAGACTGTTTCTGATTCTGTAAACAAGTTCATGAACAAGATTCTTATGCATCCTACTTCCGTATCCGAGAACGGGCATTCCAAGTCATGGGGAGTGGACAGTTTGGAGAATTACACCAAATATATGTTCAAACTCTACGGAATAACCCCTGATGATGAGACAGCTTCCTTGGTGGGACTTAGCGTAATTAAAGACGCTTCAAATATTTGGTGATATGCTAGAATCTGCGCCACATAAATTGCAATTATTGGTTATTGTACCGGAACAGAACGATGAGTATAACCGACCAATACCGGGAACCGGTGGAGAGTCTTGGCAAGATGTAACAGATTGCTTCTGCCATGACAACTCCCAACAAAAGGAAGTCTCTGTTAATGGTGAACGCTGGGTGTATAATTACCATGTGGTTTATGAAGGTGATAAGATTGCTTTAGGCTCGCATGTTAGATGCCTGGATGCTGCCGGAAAGATTATCGGAGAAGGAGACGTGAAGAAGAATGCCGAATGCTATTTGGAGGAGTTGGAAGGTAGATGTGATATTTGGATATGATTGTAACGACTGACATAGCGAATATAATCTTTAAGGATTGCAAGGCTTTCGGAATCTCTGAAATGTATCAACGGGGAAATATCCCTGAAGGTGAAGTAAAGACCGAGAGAATTGTAATATACCCCAAAGCTCAACAACCGGATGCTTACTGGGAAAAAGGATATGTTGAAGTAAATCTTTGCGTTCCTGTAACAAAGACAGGTAAGGCAAATTTGATTCGCTTGAATGAACTTGAAAGGAATGCAAGGGAGATGTTCAAAGATGGCATTGTCGGACAATATGATGGTTCTTGGTATCGTTACTCTTCTGAAAGTATCGGAATAGAAGAAGACAAAGAATTATGTTGTTACTATGTAAATGTGAAATTATTATTTGAAACTCTAAACGTAAATTGAAAAGATATGAAACCGTTTATTGGAATTAAAAAGATTTGGTACGGTGATGTTATAACTACCGCTGTCACTAAAAGCTCTCTTAAAACATGGTTAGGCACTGCCACGGAAGTTGAGAACTCCCATCAAGATACTTGGGCGTATACAGAGGATGATCCAACCTATACCGACTATATTAATGAGTTGAATGGTAGCATCTACTATCGTGATGTTACTCAAAAAGGAGCTAAAACAATCGCTTTCACCATGGGAGTTTTCTCCTTTGATGACAAGGTTGACTTGGAAGGTGGTGAAAAGATTGATACTGATGCTGGATGGGCTTCTTCTGACACCCCGGGAATTGTAAATAAGGCAATCGTAGGTCAGACAAAAACAGGCAACTATATTGTATTTACCAATGCTGCTGTTATAGCAAAAGGTAATGCGGTAGAAAAGAATATCGGTCTGGGTATAACAGCGGTGGCTATGGAAAATCCGAATTCCGGTGTTAAGAGCGACTATCTGTTCGATGGCGAAAAGGTGGAAGCTGCATGAACTGATGAAAAGGTAGCTATTGCTTCTTCTGAATCGCCTTCTCTAAATAGTTATTCAGCTAGGTCAAGGCGGGTGAACGCTGGGAGTGCTGTAAACTATGGCTCTTTAGGAGAAGACGGAACGCAACCGTCAGAGACATTATCTATATTGTAAAGTGGTGAGGGGTGAGGATTTGTGTTTCTCGCCCCTTTTTAATAAATATCATTATGAATAAAGCAGCTATACTTGTATCTGAAGCTATCACAGGAAAAGATTTCATGCCTATAATTGTAAACGGGAAAATGTACCGTGTAAATCCACCAACCATCCATAAAATAGCCGGTGCTTCGGCTTATCTCTCCGTCTTGGAAGATAACAAGGATATTGTGGGGGTTATTTCTTCATTAAAGGATATTTCCGTCGCTTCTCGTGCACTTTCTTGGTTTATTGAAGGAAATGATAGTCTGGAACAAGAATTATCAAATGGGACATTAGAAGAAGTGTTGTATGGGCTTACGGCAGCTTACTCTCTAATCTCTGTAGAAAATTTTACAATGCTGTTGGATTTAGCAAAGAACGTAGCAAATCTGACAGCAAGACAGAAGTTATAGGGAATGATTGTATGTTAGGACAAATTGCGTCGTTCATGGAAAATCTTCATCTCTCTTACGATGAAGTAGTTTATAAAATACCATATCGCAATTTGGTTATTATGCAAAAAGATAAGTTACATACCGTATATGATGGGGAGGTACTAACAGAAGTATCGGATGAGAATTTCTTTAAAGGAAAAGTTAAGTTTGATGAGTAATGAAAGTAACAGTGGATTTGTCCGGTCTTGATGAATTCGTCGAAGAAGTAGATGAGAATGCTACCGAATTGATGAAAGAAGCAGCTCATAATGCCGTTAATACTCAGAAAGAGCGTAATGTGAGCAATAAGAAAACCTATCAGAATCACACATGGAACTTGCGTAACGCTCCCGGAGCAGCCGTTGTTCGTAATGGAAAGATTGTCGATTTGTATGTTCCGGCAGATGGGGGACATTCAGAAGCGAAAGGAAAGACGGAAAATCTTTTAATCTACGGGAAACATCCTAAAGATGGTGTTGTTGCTGCGGACGGTATGGAATATGCAAGTTTTGTATCTAGTAAGGGGTTTGATGTTATGGATTCGACAAGATTAACCCTAGAGAAAGAATTAAAGCAGTCATTTGGTAACGATAATGTAAAAGTCACATGGCAGGAATGAAATTTAATGCAGATATTGACCTTGAAAAGATTGTCAAACTGCGTCAGGAAATAGATAAATTAAAAAAATCTCTTATCGAGATTGCAAGTGTACCCAATAGCGATGCGGCTGTAAAATCTCTTGAAAGGCAATTAGCATCAGCATTGAAAAAATTAGAAACATATAAAGATAAATATGTCCAAACTCAACAAGCGAGACTAGATCAAGAAAAAGCCGCTTCTGAGCAAATAAAGAAACAACAGAAAGAAATAGATTCTCTTATTAAAAAATATGAAGCTTTACAGAAGCAGATAGAAAAAGGGACATTGAAACCACCACGTTCTCCCAAAAGCTATACTGATGAACAAATATCTGCCGCCTTGAATACTCAAGTACAATCAATAAAGGAAGCTCGTGAACAGTTGAAGATACTTCGCTTTGCCCAAGCCAATGTTACCGACCAGCAAGAGAAAGAAACTGGAGCTAGGACAAAACTGAACATCAAGATTCAAGAAAATACCCGATATTTGAAATTAAATTCTGATGCCTATACTCGGCAAAAGATGGAGATTGGTAACTATGAGGAAAATATACGTAGAGCTTTAGATGGTACAGGACAATTCAACCTGTCTCTGTCGAAGATGCTAGGTGTTATTGGTGGTACTGCTGCTTTGAAAGGATTAGTTACCGATATGATAAATGTCCGTGGAGAGTTCCAGAAAACATCTATCGCCTTTGAAACAATGTTGGGTAGTAAAGAAAAAGCCGATGCTTTAATGGCTCAAATGGTGGAAACGGCAGCAAAAACACCTTTTGATTTACAAGGAGTAACAAGCGGGGCAAAACAGCTTCTTGCTTATGGAACTTCAGCGGACAAAGTGAATGAAACTTTGGTTCGTTTGGGGAATATTGCATCCGGTCTTTCTATCCCGCTTGGTGAGTTGGTTTATCTATATGGTACGTCTATGTCGCAAGGACGATTATTCACGCAAGATGTAAATCAATTCATGGGGCGTGGTATTCCTTTGGTTGCCGAGTTATCAAAAGAACTGGGGAAAACAGAATCAGAAACCAGAAAGATGGTTACTGAAGGTAAAGTCGGCTTCCCTGAATTGCAAAAGGTTATAGAGAATATGACTAATGAGGGTGGTAAGTTCTATAACTTGATGGAAATGCAATCTACGACATTGTCCGGTCAAATTTCTAATTTGGGTGATGCTTGGGATTCTATGTTAAATTCTATTGGAGAAGATACGCAGGGAATTGCATCTATGACAATATCGGCTGCAACGTCTATTATTGAAAACTACGACAAAGTTGGAAAGATTATTTTATCTATTGCTGCTACTTACGGTACATATAAGGCCGCATTAATAGCTGTAGAATTGTATGAAAGAAGAGCGGCTGCCGCAAGACTCTTACATATAAAAATTATTCGTGCTCAAGCCGTGGCGCAAGCGGCTTTAAATTTAGTTTCCAAAGCCAATCCTTATGTTTTGTTGGCAACGGCTATTGTTGGAGTCACTACGGCAATGTGGGCGCTGCATGACAGTACAACAACCACTGAAAGGGAGATGGAGCGTATTAGTAAACGTACAGAAGTTTACAATAAGTATTTACAAGACGAGAAGAATCATGTAAATGAACTCATTTCCGTTTTGCAAAATGAAAATTCTACAAAAAAGGAAAGAATAGAGGCGTTTAACGAATTACAAACTAAATATCCACAGTATTTTGGAAAATATAAAACAGAGAAAGAATTAATAGATCATTTAACAGAGTCACTAAAAGGGTATAATGAGCAGTTGCGTATTCGTCAAGAACTGATGAATGTGAAAAACAATAATGATGATATAAAGCGATATAAAGAGTTGGAAAAATTCCTTTCTCTTGCACGAAAAGGTAAAGATCAACGTACATCTGTTGAAGAATCGGACTTTAATTTCTATCTTAAGAAGTATGATGTAAGAAAAAGAGGAATAGGAGTTACCGTAGAAGAGTATATTCAAGAAATGTTAGCTTCTCTATCTGCCACTATAGGAGAAGGGCAGGAAATTATACGTAAACAGGAGCAAACAGCATGGGAAGTGGCTCTTGATTCTATGGATAAAACCACAGCAGAAGGGCACAAGAAGATGCTTGAAGGATATAAAATATTATTGAGAGAATCAGGAAAAGAATGGATAAAAATAGAAGGATCGGAAGCCCCTGTTAATGCCGATATTTTAACTAATAGAATAAAACAATTAAACGATAAAATATTAAATGTAGAATGGAAAAACGCAGAAACATACCGAAAAGAAGCTAAAATAGCATGGGAAAAGGCAAAAAAAGAAGTGGAAGATGTAAAATCAGGAAAAGCAACATATAAATCAGAAGCTGATTATCAAAAAGCTCTGAAAGAAAAACAGGATGCCGAGAGTGAAGCAGAAAAGAGATATAAGAACTTAGGAGGGGTTACGGGGAATGAGCTTTCTAAACAAGAAAAAGAGGCTGAAAAACGAAAGAAAGAGCAGGAGAAACTAAACGAAGATCTTTTGTCTCTCCGTCGCCAAAATCAACAGGCGGAAATAGATCTTATGAAGGAAGGCAAAGAGAAAAGGCTGAAGCAGATTGATCTTGACTATCAAAAGGAACTTGACACCATCAAGAAACAAGAAAAAGAATTATCAGAAAAGCAAAAGGGGAAATTAACCTCGGAACAATCTATCGAGATTTCCAATCGTTATACCAACGCTGAAAACAAGAGAGACAAAGCAATTGCTGATATAACTAAGGAACAACTTAAAGCCGAACAAGAGGCTTTAAATGATTACTTGAAAGAATATGGAACATTTCAGCAACAGAAATTTGCTATAGCGCAGGAATATGCTGAAAAGATAAAAAAAGTACAAGAAGAAAGTGGAGCAAATAGTACGCAAGTCAAGTTATTAGAAAAGCAACGTGACGTTGCCATCCAGAACAAGGAAACCGAAGCTATAAAAGCCAATATAGATTGGGTTACTGTATTTGGTGAATTTGGGAGCATGTTTAATGATATGATTAAACCTGCACTTGAAGAAGCAAAGAAATATGTTCAAACAGATAAGTTTAAAAGTTCAGACCAAGACAGCCAAAAAGCGTTGATTGATGCCATCAACCAAATGGAGCAATCTTTAGGCGGAGCTGGTGGTTTGAACTTCAAGAAGTTAGGTCAAGACATAAAAGTATATCAATTAGCCGAACAAAATCGTCTTGCTGCTATTGAGGAAGAGACTATGGCTCATGACAAGTTAGCCAAAGCCCAAGATGATTACACCAAAGCGTTAAAAAGTGGAACAGAAGAGGAGAAAAAAGCAGCTCAAAATGCTTTTGAGATAGCCCAACAAAATGCAAATGCAGCATCTATAAACGTACAAGCTCAAACAAGTGCTTCCAATGAAATGCAACAAAGCCTAACTAACACCGCAACAGCTTTAAAGGCTAATATGGAAAATGTAACGAGTGGATTACAGAAGTTATCTTCTGGAGGCATTAAAAATGCCTACGAAGGATTGTTGCAAATTGGTAAAGGAGCCGGAGGAGCTATGGAAAAGTTTGCTGATAAACTTGATAAAGTTCCGATTGTCGGTTGGATCATATCAATCATTGATGTGTTTAAGGATGGACTTAGTAATTTTGTTGGAACTTTGCTGGATTCAGTATTCAATGCAGTTAGTGGAATTCTTAGCGATGTTTTATCCGGTGATTTATTTGTCACATTAGGCAAATCCATACGGGATGGCGTAAGCAATATTTTTAATGCTATTTCCTTTGGCGGATTTGACTCTCTAATAAACAAGATTAGCGGAAGCAATGCTAAAGAAGTGCAAGAGGCGATCGACAGATTAACAGACCGAAACGAAACATTAGAAAAATCGATTGACCGATTAACTGATGTAATGGATAAGTCCGCAGGTTCCAAATCTATATCGGCATACGAACAAGCATATAAATATCAAAAAGAACAGATTGATAATACTCTCAAAATAGCACGTGAGCAAGCTAGATACAGCAATTCGCATCATAGCTGGCAATATTATATGAAATGGAATGACGAACAACTACGTTGGGTTCGTGAAAATGTGGATAAAAATTTCTCCGGTACTAACTCGTTATGGGGACTAACACCCGAACAAATGAGAGAGCTTCTTAGTAATGCTGATATATATGAGCAAATTAAGAGTTCCGGCAAAGGCGGATATGGAGAACGTGTAATGGAAAAGCTTGAAGCGTATGCCGACCAAGCTGGAAAATTAGATGAGTTAACAGAGAAAATCAATGAGTCTCTGATGCAAATTTCTTTTGATGGTTTGAGAGATAACTTCTTGGAATCATTAATGGATATGGATAAGGATGCTAAAAGCTTTTCTGAAGATTTCTCCGAATATATGCAACGTGCACTACTTAATTTCTCTATGGGAGAGTTGTTTGATGATGAATTGAGAGAATGGTATAATGGCATTGCAAAACTGATGAAGGAAAATGGAGGGAAACTTACTAAACAACAGTTGGAAGATGCTAGAAAAGAGTACGATGCAATGGTTCAAGACGCGATAAATGAAAGAGATAAAATTGCTGAAATAACAGGATATACAGGTTCTTCCTCTTCATCCCAAGAAGCTTCAAAGAAAGTATCAGCGTCGGTCACCCAAGATTCTATATATGAGTTGTCCGGACGTTTCACAGCATTGCAAATTGCCGGAGAAGAAATAAAGAATCAGAACCAACAGCAAACGATGTCTATTCTTGAACTGAAAGCGGAAATGCTACCCATCATAGCCAATACTTCCGGGATAAAGGATATTGCCAGTGAGACACGGGATTTGCTACGGCTTTCTTATGAAGCTATAGTAGACATTAGAGATAACACCAATGTGATAGTGAAGCCTATTCAGCAGATGGCATCTGATATTGCAGAGGTTAAACGGAATACTAATGGATTATCAAAGAGATAAAGCAGCAATAGGCGGAGCATTATCCGCCTATTACAACTATTATATAATTGACAGTGAAGCCTTTTTCATGACATCTCCAAGTTCAGATAAAGCCAATGATAATGTTTTAAGCTCTTCTTGGGTGAAATCGGCAGGCCTACCATTTATCAGATTCCCGTTTATCCGCTGATATAACCATTGGCGAGACTTGCCAAAATAATGTTCTGCTATATAAGACATTGAAGCAAAATCCAACACTTTATCTAGTTTTTCTTTTCTTTCTGCAATTTTAGCCAGTTTTCTTGCTTCATCTACAGCCTGCTGTGCACCCTTTTTAAACTCGTTCAAGAACTCCTTTTTATCAGAAGGTGATAAAGAGTTTACATACGCATTAAAACGCTTTTTGTGCTCTAATTTTGCTTGTTCGGTCTTTGCCTTTGCAAAATCATCTTTCCACTTTTTAAGTTCTTCTTTCGCATTCATACGGATTTACCTTTATAAGTTAAAGAGAAAATGGTAGCCCCTATGGGGGGCTACCTTTTTCTTTCAGCTTGTTTTTGGCATCAATCAAATCGTCTAGCGCATCATTGATTCCTTCTTCAAGCTCCTCGTCTGAAATCCATTCGGTTTCCCGTAGTGCATCCCAGTTGAGGGAAAAGAAGCTAAGGTCTTGCTCCGCAGCTTCAATCCGAGCCTTTAGCTCTTCTTCATCAGTCATATAAAGATCGCGATTCTTATGACACCACAAAGATAATAACCATTTGGTAATTAAACAAGCTTTTAAGAAGATATTTCAATGCAATATGAGATATTTAACTTTTGGAAAATAAAAAGCCCCGAACCTTAATTGGAACGGGGCTACTGTTTTATTGTTTTATAAAATCATGAGGTTCTTTATCCCCACCAATACTATACCAATAACTTCTGAATGTGTTTTCATCAAGAAAATCACATTCATATTTATTATTACTATTTATTATCGTAGAACGAAATCGTATTAATTAAGTATTCCGAATAATTATATATATCGTTCAAGCTCGTAATCTCATGTTTCGTTTCTTTCTTGTTTTCGTCAAAAGTAGCTATATATTTCTTGCTAATTGCATTAAAATACATACGACAAATCGGTTTTCTATTATTGTCATCCAGTAATATGGCAAAATAAGTTTGAGCATCACGATAAACGACTCTTGAAACATCTACCGCCTGTCTAAGTATTGATTTTACTATAAAATAACTTTCTATTTCTTCCTCTGTTGTTATTATCTTATTTCCGTCTTCTTCTAACGCTTTATTATCTATCTCTTCATTTTTTGCCTCTTCTACAGTTTCAGTCTTTAAGGCAGATTTGAGCCTGTCCGAAATCAATTCATTTATATATGAACTGATAGATTTTTTTGTTAATTCAGTAAACTGATCTAACAATTTAGCGGTGATAACTCCATCATACACTTGTTTTGATAAATATTTTACGAATTCAGATGAGGGACTAGAAAATTCTTTTGCAATAATACTTTTTAATTCTCCCATGTATTTTAGTTCACTAGCAGAACTCAATACATTTTCTACATTAAAATATGACTTATGGAATTTCTTTAACTCTTCTATTTGAGAGTCTCTTAATTCTGTTATATTAACTTCCAAGAAAGGTTTTTCATCCATCTTGTTTGGCTCTATAAGATCGGTATAAAACCTATAGATGACCCCATTTGTTAAAACCCCAAATTTAGCCTTAGAAACATTGAAATAACGTATCAACTGGTTATCGTGTAAATTTAGATCTTGCGCCCAATGCTTGCATTCTATAAGTATAATCGGCTCCCCATCCTTCATTATAGCGTAATCTATTTTTTCTCCTTTCTTCATCGCTATATCGCACGTCATTTCGGGAACAACTTCTAAAGGATTAAATACATCGTAACCTAATGTGTTAATAAATGGCATTATAAAAGCATTCTTTGTCGCTTCCTCTGTAAGAATACTATCTCTAAGCTTTACAACTCTGTCCGCCAATTGCTTAATATTATCTTTAAAGTCCATCTTTTATGTGTTTTATGGTTGAACGGAGCCAAATTAACACATAAATACACAAATAAGCAAATTTTACTCGATTAATTTGAATTTAGAACCGCATTTTGGGCAGATTATAGTGTTTTCTTCCTCTTTTTTACGTTCAAACAAGTCCGGAATTTCGACCTCTAACGCATCTGCTATTCTATTTAATACATCTAAAGTTAAATTTCGATTTAAAGCCATAGATAATCCCGATTGAGACATATTCATTCTTTTAGCTACGTCTGCCATAGTTAATCCTTTTTCTTTTGCTATTTCTTTAACTCTTAACATAAACGTTATATTTAAATTTTGGAGCAAATATATATAATTTAATGTATATGCGAAAGAAAACACCATAAAATTCACGTATATATGAAAAATTTTTTTCTTTTTCTTGTTTTATATTCACGTATATGTTATATTTGCATCGTAATAAATAACACATACGTGAAATTCCATTGCTAACATCAAAAAGGAAATAAAGTAATAACAATTAAAAAATAAAGATTATGAAACGGTATTTTGTAAACGGTAAAGAAATCAGCGAACAAGAAGCAAAGGCAATCGAAGCAAAAAATCAAGAGTATATGAATAGTAACGACTTATCTCTTTGGGCTAAATGTGAGTTTATTACAGTAATCAATAAGTAAATTAACCAGCAGAGCGAAAGCCCTGCCAATCATTAAAACACACGAATATGATAGAAATGACAATCATCATTCTAAGCCTGCTTGCCGGATATAAGATGTTCGGTGATGACAATGACAAGTTTTTCATGTGCTAAGTATGCACCGCCCCATAAGAAAATATTCAAATTAAAATATTGGTTTGTATTGGGAAATATATAGCCCAATATATTAGACAATACTAAAAGATAGTATCAACACACTAAATAAAATCATTATGGAAACAAGAAGTTTGGAATTATGGTCTACCGATAGGATTGATTTGGTAGAAGCGAAAAACGGTCAAGCCGTGACCTCTTCTTTGGTGGTTGCGGATTACTTCAGGAAGGCGCACAAAGACGTACTGAAAGCGATTAGAGGATTGGAGTGTAGTGCCAATTTCACAGAGCGCAATTTTGCGCCCTGTTTGTATATCAATGAGTTATGCAATAATGTAAAGAAAGAACTCCCCATGTACTACATGACCCGTGACGGCTTCACCTTCCTCGCAATGGGCTTCACCGGAAAGGTAGCCGCCCAGTTCAAGGAAGCCTACATCAACGCCTTCAACGAAATGGAAGAGAAACTCCGATCCGAGCGTTGCACCAAGTACGCAGAACGCATCGTCAAAAAGCAAATCAAGGAGTTCAACCAATCATTGCAAGAAACGCTCGCTAGCGGTCGCAAGAAGCACGGAAGTATCTACGGTGGGATGATACCCTACGGGAAGGAAGAAGTTGCGTACAACCCAAAAGAAAGCATGGAATCGAATCTGAAAAGAATATTCGGTCAAGTACAAGAGATGTGCAAGGATGGCTTTCTTATGACTTCGCTAGCTGTCGAGACGAACAAGATGCTACAAGAGCTTATTGCCAAGAAATAGATTTGTCAGGGGCTTCGGTCCGGCACATTAGTTGACGCCAATCAACGGGAAAGGGTAGCTTCAGGGCTGCCCTTTCTTTATTGGTGATAATCCCACAATTTGATAATTGTGTTTTTTCAAAAGTATCAAGATTATGTTTTTGAAAGGTTGATAAGTAAGTTTGCATCTAAAATATGACACTTTTCCAAGTGTCAATTTTAATCTCTGATTTTTTTAGGCTTGGAATTGGACATGAAATAAATTTGTGCATAGAAAATAATACGGCTATCCTCACGGCTGAAAGATATAACGCCATCGGTGAGAAGTGAGGAGCTTTCCTTTGGCGCTTTTTATATGCCAGGCGTGGCAGGTCCAGCAAGTCGGTAAGGCGTGAGAGGTTCGAATCCTCGCTTGCTACAAAATCGGTCAAAAGAAAATCCTCAAAGGTAGTGCTTGACCGAGCTACCAATGAGGATAATATCAAATTCAATGATGATGCAAAGATATGAAAACAAATCAAGAAATGGTGCGATACATTGATAATTTTAGAGTAGTACAGCGCACAAGTGATGGATATTTTGACGGAAGTGAACTTCTCCGGCAGTGGAATGGTGTGGAAGGAAATCCAAGAAGAAGGATGTCTGAATTTATAGACAGTACGAAAGTGAAAGAGTTTTTAAAGGCTCTTGCAGAGGATGAAAGCCATAGGGCAAAAATCGACATTGGTGAAAATCAACTACTTATAAAGATTAAAGGACGAAATACAAAAGAAGGTAAAACCCCTGATAAGGTTTGGATGAATCCGCTACTCTTTATTAAGTTCGCCATGTGGATAAATCCAACCTTTGAAGTAAAGGTATTACGCTTTGTATATGACGAAATGATCCGTTATCGCAATGATGCAGGCGATGCTTACAAAGAACTTTCATCTGCTGTTATGAAAATAGTTCCTAAGGATTTTATGCCTAAAGCTATGCAGAAGGTTGGTGAAGCGTTAAACTGGGTCATCTTTAACAGCCATGAGAAAATGCTACGTAACAAGTACGGTGACGAAATGAAACAACGTGAATTATGGCAGCTTGAAAAGAAGGTCTCAGATTTAATAAATGAAGGATTTATAACCAATTTCGATAATCTAATTAGCTATTTAAGAAATCAGTACCAAAAACGTAATAATCCACAAGTATTTAATTATGCATCTTAATTAATGCGCACGTCATTAGATTGGCGTGCGCTATTTACATAGGTGTATCATCAAAATAACATATATATGAAAGGAGATTTATTAATAAACAACCGGGATGCTTTCCTAGTATGGGGAGTAAACATGGGAGACGGTTTCATTGAGAGCTTGTACGCCCCTCTTCCTATGAAAGATGTGATTGAAAACAAATCCCGCTTACAGGATGGGAAAAGGGTTATAATTGAAAACAGAAAGGTCGATGAGCGAGATTTGACCCTTACATTTACACTGAAAGGGGATTCGCCATCCGATTATGCAGCTAAATACAAGTCATTCTTAAATGAGATAACAAAAGGTGAGTTTACAATCAAGATTCCGCCATTGGGAGAGGATGTTTATCATCTATACTATATCCGGTCAGCGTCTTTCGGTTTCAATCCTTCAAGGATATTTTCCAAGATCTCCGTGAAATTGAATGAGCCTAACCCTGCAAACAGGATATAAACACTAATTATCTGACATTTTTTTAACTGTCAATTTTTGAAGCCCAATAATTTTGGGCTTCTTTTGTTTATCTCCGAACTTTGGTGTGTTATGGAATCAGTAGACATCAAAGACATATCCGGCAATCTCCGTTTTTCGACACCAATCAATGAGGGTTCGAAAAGACACTTCCTGTTGATGAAAGAGGACTATATCACATTGAAGTTCTCTCTCGACAATCCTGTGTACTTCCAATTAGGAGATGGAGTAGATAATGAACTCGGAATATTCGAGTTAGTAGACCTGTATAAACCCTCCTACAATACAACTACAGGTGTATACGACTACGAACTCCGCCTTGATGCTTACTATTGGAAGTGGAAGAACAAGAAGTTCTTTTACACACCGGAGACAACCGGACGCGAAGCTGGATGGAACCTCACCGCTACCCTTGACACGCATTTAAATGTTTTTCTTGCCAACCTGAAAGCACTCGGATACAAGTTCAGAAAAGAAGAGTTCACATACGAGATTGATAATACGGTAGCGAACACTTCCAAGCTTGTTTCATACGATAATGTGAATCTGATAGACGCTCTTACCCAAATGGCGGAAACATGGGAGTGTGAATGGTGGATAGAGAACAAGACTATTCATTTCGGCCGTTGTGAATACAGCTCCCCTGTAGATTTCAAAGCCGGTGATTTGACAGACACGGAGAACGTGAATGTCAACTCCATGCGGAGAAGTGACAGTCAGACCACATACGCGACCCGTGTTTATGCTTTCGGCTCCACCCGTAACGTTCCCGCCAGTTACAAGAAAAGTCTGGTATTTGACGTGAAGAAAGTCAAGGGAAGGGATATATCCGATACTGCAAGAACGTTGGATATAAAGTTCTTTCCTTCAAGAGATTTAATCGCTAAAAAAACTGTAAAAGGGGACATTAACATTGATAAAGTTATTGCCCAAGGAAGCCGACAATTTAAATGCACTGTAATAAGTGCATTAGCCAAGGGAACTTATTCAGTATTAACGACTTCTGTCCCATTTATGATTAGTGGAATAACAGGTACAGGTTCAAATGAGTACTATCCTCCTAAAGGGACGTATAATTATCAGCTAGATTTATGCTATACGAAGTCTGGTGTATCTCATACAGTGTGCAATGCCAATGGAGAGCACCGCATTACTGATAATACGATAAACGGATTCAAGGATACACTTAATCTTCCTTCTTCCATCGACATTGTGGAAGACGCTGACAGTTTGGAAGCAGTACTGACAGTGAATGTACAAACAGACGCGGCACCTCGTGGCGTTTCTGTATATATTTCGTTTAGCTTGGCATTGGAAAACAAATCAAACTCAGCAAATACTTCTGTGACGTTCCTCTCTGGTTCCAATGCCGGACAGATATTTGATGCTGTCTATAATCCGGATTTCCTGACAGGGGACGATTCGAATGTTCTTCGTCTTCCCGAAGGTATAACAGCTTCTTTGAACGACCGATATACGATTGGCAACATCATAAAAGGCAAGGTTCCCGACAACTATTTCAGCAAGGATGACAAGGAACTGACCTTGAACGGTGTTGTCCAGAAACGCCTTATGCTGCCGGAAGGTATTCCCTATGTAGACGCTTACAGATACAGCCCCACAGGGGAACGTATCAACATAGGAGATGAACGTTACGACAACCCCGACAACGTGAAAATGCCTGTAGAGGAAGCAATTGAGGAGATAGTTATATTTGAGGATGAATATCCCAAGTATATCGGTAGTACTACGGTAGTTCCTGATCCTACTTGGGAGGATGAAAAGGTTGATGACAAGCCAACCGGCAATAAATATCCTATCTACACCTTCAAGGATAACGGACTGAAGAATTTTACTGAGGATTTCCGTTTGCCTGGAGAGTTACACCTAATTTTCCAAACGGGCAAACTTGCCGGACTGGATTTCGCCCTTAATCTCAAAGAGAGCGACAACACGGGTACAACCTTTGAGATAGTCCGAAACGAGGACTACGGGCGTGCACTTCCTGATGATGTGTTATTCCCGCAAGCCGCCCATATGGAAGACGGTGAAGAAGTCCCGGCAGACACATATGTCCTTTACGGCTTCGATCCGGCATTCATCTCTGAACAGATGATGCCGGAATCAGAACAAGAGTTGCTTGAAACTACCAAGAAGTATGTAAAGAAGTCCATGATTGACCCGTCCACCTATGATTGTGAGATGGATGCTGATTTCATCTACAATAAGGGTAATATTCGTACCTATGAGGTAGGAGATAAAGTAAACCTTATAAATAAAGCGTATTTCCCCAACGGACGTCAATCCCGCATCATCGGTTTCGAGTGGCCGTTGGATATTCCATACGATCATCCTATATATACAGTCGGTGAAACAGCCGCTTATTCCCGAATCGGTGAGATAGAAAGCAAGCTTGATAATCTCACATACAAAGGACAGACTTACTCCGGTTCCGTAGTCGGTAGCGGTGGTGCAAGTATCTATGTGATAGGGGTAAATGATAAGACTCTCCCATCTGACCGTAATGTGTTCTCATCCAAAAAGTCCCTTGCTACCTTTCTGAACAAGACACAGGAGGAAACAATGGATTATCTTATCCGGCTGCTTGGCGGTGTCATAACCGATAATATAGAATCTCAGAACTTCATAAGCGGTGCGCTTGGTACGGGATTCCTTGTCAAGCGTGACCCGAAGACCGGACGGTCGTATGCCGAATTTGATGAAATATATGTCCGGTTGAAGGCTGTGTTTGAATCTTTGACAATCAAGGAACTACTGTCATTAGGCGGTGAGATACTTCTTACACTAGCCAGCATTGAATGTACGAAGGTCGAAAAGATTTCCGTAGCATCCGTGTATGATTCTAGTGGAGCACGTCTCTACGACTCGGACAACGCAGCCCTGTATGTTCCCGTAGCGACAGGTGGCGTGTACCGTTGTTACTTCACTGCCGACGATGGTGAGAAAGCCATCATCAACCAGTTCGCAGCCGGAGACATGGCGCAATGTCGTCAGTTTAACATCAAGGCTGGAGTTTATGAGAATGTAGCTAACCGCTACTATTGGCGGTATGTTTTATCTGTCGGCGAAAACTATATAGACCTGTCGGTAGATGACTGCGAGGAAGGCAGCGATATTCCGCAGGCAGGTGACAAAATAATCCAACTTGGCAACAAGACAGATCCCGCACGTCAGAATGCTATCCTTTTGTCCGCCTATGGGCTTACCGCTCCAACCATACAGATGTTGCAGGGTATTGATTCTTATACTTTGGAAGGAAAGGCTGTCAAGGAAGAGGGATTCGACCAGGAGACGCAGCAGTTCTATTCAAATAATTACGGACGCAGTTATACAGGTTCGCGAAATAAAAGTAATTATATCCAATACACTCCTGAAAGAGGAGTTGAAGTCAGGGGTACTGTAACACTGGAAACCCCAGAAGGCAAAGTGTGGCGTGTCGACAGCTCAGATGGTGTAAACTATATCGGAGATTTGAATGGAAAGCATATTGAACTGAATCCTAACACGTGCGACATGAAGATATATAATGACGATGGAAAGATTGTCAACGTGTTTGAGGGTAATAACTACAGGTCGGTTGATGATTTATACGCTGGGAATATTCCATCAGTAACCATTATAAACAACAGACCATTGCTTACAGTTCCCGGAAGCGACAATACTGTAATGTCTGATGAAAAGGAAGTGAATATCATTAAAGAGGATTATTTTTACGCGGATTCATTGTTGACAATGAATTTCAATTTTTCCTTTGTTTCCCAAAATTATACTGGGGCTACAGGTGCGGCATCATGCACTACAGGATACGAGCTTCACCTACTCTCTTATACGGATATCAATTCTGATCCAATATTGGACTATATATTAAGACAGGACGAACGGAGCGAACCCGGAACTACCACTATCCATTATACCGAACAGACAAAAACAATAAATCCCGGATTGTATTATAGGCTTGTATTCAAGTTATATGCTTCTGTATCCGCCAACGGTGTTTCCTCTATGGCGGAAGTTACCATAATTGACATATCCGTTTCCTTTTCAAAGAGCGGATACATATCACGTTTCTTTGCGAACGGAATGTCTTTAGGTACATCAACAGATAACATATTTGCCGTTTTCAACAAGCGCAATGCGCTCTTGGGAAATTATATACAAGCAGAAATGCATAACAAGGATGTTGGATTTAGAATTTTAGCACAGAAACTATTAGCAAAGCAGAACCCTCACGGCTTTTCCAATGAGATTCCGTGGGGGATGGTTCCCCGAATAGTCGCAAGCGGAAAGGCAAAATGTTCAAGCTCATTCGCTTCTTTCGCGCAAACGACAATATTCGATAACAGCTCATTGTCCATTTCCAGACATTCCAAAGGGAGGTTTCTGATAACCTTGCCATCGGAATGGAGCAAATACGAACTTGATAAGAGTGGGTATGTGATGGTTACCGGATATGGCTATGTAGAAGGCGGTTCACGCCCTGTGAGTGCCACTGTGACAGATTTCATAGCCAATTCCTTCTTTGTTGTTCTAAGTGATGGTGGAGCTCCTTGTGATGCGGATGGCGGTTTTTATTTTGAAATAAAAGTATATTAAAGCAATGATATTATGGCAGAAGAAACTAAAACATTAAGGCATACAGCCGAAGAGATAGATGATGCTATCGACAAGCTTCCTAGCAATGGTAATGCGGCAGGGATCTACAAATCTTCCCTGTCTTTCAGTTCCATCGTAAATGACGGTAACGTAACCCAAGACCACCTAACCGAAATAAATTCTATTTATGCGGCATGGAAATCCGGTAGAATGGTATATGTCCTGGACGAAAAAGGTGGGTATTACAATTTGGGAGTGCTAAACATGCAATTGGCAGAAGATAATTCAAAGTGCTCATTCGTGGCATTAAACCAAGATGGCGTATTATGCTATTATTCCTGCAACCCGTCTTCCGGTGTTACGGGTAAATGGTCTGTTGCTCCTATTGGGAAGGATTTATTCGCACTGATTGAGCATACTCATAAAGCAAGTGATGTAACAGAGGAGAAAAACAAGCGTTTCGTGACTGATGAGGAAAAGGATGAACTAAGCAATCTAAGTACTACATACGCTAAAGCCGACCTCTCCAATGCCATGACTGTTTCCCTGAACCAGAACGGTTATGCTAAGTTTAATAACGGTCTGCTGATACAATGGGGATATAGTGCAGGGACTTCGTCAGCTGCCCAAACAGTATATATGCCAACGTCTTTTTATGACACTAATTATATTGCTATTGGGAGTGTTATTAAAAACAACACAGATAATAACGCTTATACTTTTTGCCCTATTTATGGCTATTCCATAAACTCTTTTAAAGTAGATAGAAACTTTGTGTCTACGAGTACAGGCGTTAGTTCTGCTAAATTCAATTGGATTGCGATAGGTCGATGGAAATAATTAATTAAAGAATAATTATGGAACAAAAAATGTATTGGAAAAACGGATTCTACGACAAACCATTGGAAGGTTCAGTGGAAATAAGTGTCGAATATTGGCAAGAATTATTAGACGGTCAATCATCCGGTAAAGAGATTAAAGAGAATGATGAAGGGTATCCTATACTGGTCGAGCATGAATATACGATTGACGAACTGAAAGAGATGAAGATAGCGGAAATCAACGCCTATGACAAGTCGGATGCCGTCAACTCATTCACGCTTGCCGGAAAACAGATACGGTTAGACAGAGACACCCGTGTCTGGCCGGTCAACTCAATCCGTATCGAGAAAGAATCCGGACGGATGAATACCACGCTTTGGTACAATGCCGAGAAGTACGTTATTCCTGTTGATACAGCCCTGCAAATGCTCAACCGGCTTGAATTGTACACCCTTGACTGCTACAATGTGACGCAATCTCATATAGCGGCTGTAAGGAGTTTGTCTGATGCCGGACAAGTGGAAGCCTACAATTACAAAACCGGATACCCTGAACAGCTCAATTTTGTATTATAAACTCAAAAACAGATAAAGCTATGATTCTATTAGTACTATTATCATTTATTCTCATCGCAGGCTATGTTTATGCGATGATTAAGAAAGGGAAAGAAATCCCTTATTCAATCAGTGCCACCTATTATGCCCTGACGCATAAGTTCTGGTTCGGTTTGTGCATGATCGGCTCCGGTGTTCTGCTTCTTCCGGCAGCTTTGGAATCAAGTACGGAGAACAGCCAGTTTCTTGTATTCCTTTCGGTTGTCGGTATGGTTGTGCTTGGTGTGTCTCCCAATTTCAAGGGAAGCGAGAAAACAGCCCATTGTATCGGTGCCGCCATGTCCTTAATCTTCTCCCAGATATGGGTAGGCTGCAACAGTTGGTACTGGCTTCTGTTATGGTTGGGATTCATTATTTACATGATTGTCTCCATGAAGAAGCATTGGACGGGTAACTTCATCTCCGATTTCATAAAGAGAAAGCCTATGTTCTGGATTGAGGTAATTTCATTGTTGACCGTTTATCTTACTTGCTTGGCGTAACATGGAACATTTCAATCAGATTATAGCACTGATAGGTGGAATAATTGCCACTGTCCTGCTTCCTCTTATGACTGCTTTTCAATTCTACGATTCCAAGAAACGCAAGGAAGCAGCCGCCGCCAAGAAGGCGGAAGCTGAGAATATAACCCAGTATGCAGCCGAGTGGAAAGAATTGTACGAGAAGAAAGAAGCCAAAGTTCATGAACTGGATACCAAGATCGACCAACTTTATGTTGAGAAGAATGAAGACCGCGAGCGCATACGTGACCTACAGTCCAAGAATGTAAAGCTCGAACTCGAGAATCAGTCATTGAATTTCAAGAAATGCGAAGTCAGAGGATGCAAGGAGCGTAAGCCGCCCAGTGATTATTAAAACATAATTATATGAGCTGGATAAATGAGAGTAACCGTATCAAGCACCTGCTCTACGCCATCCCGGCAGGTGTACTGTTAACCATCCTGTTTGCGGCAGGACTGGCTGTCGGCATGGAGTTCAAGGACCGTGCATACGGTGGAAAATGGGATTGGCTCGATATTGCCGCTACGCTGATAGGCGGTTTTGTCGGACAAGTGATTCAAATCGGAGTATTAACATTGATTTTATAGGAGGAAATAAATATGAGTTTACCAAGAGGACTAAGAAACAATAATCCGGGCAACATCCGCATCACAAAGGACAAATGGCAGGGATTGAGAGAAAAGCAGGAAGATAAGTCGTTCTTCCAGTTTACGGAAATGAGATGGGGCTACCGTGCCCTTATCCGCACTTTGCAGAACTACCGTAATAGACACGGCTGTCAGACGGTGGCAGATTTTATCCACCGGTGGGCACCGGAGAACGAGAATAATACAGCCGGATATATCAGCCGTGTATGCAGTGAAATGCAAGTCCCGAACACATACGTCCCGGACATCAACGACAAAGCGACCATGTGTGCTTTCGCTGCCGCTATCTCACGTGTAGAGAACGGTATCCCGGCTGTCATGGCAGACATAGAAGCCGGATGGGAATTGTTATAAATTAAAAAAGGAGGAACAATCATGGCATTAAAAGATATTACATTCAATCAAGTAGTAGAAGGCAAGTATGTAAGCGACCCTATACAAGTAAATCAAGAAAGCATTGGCTTGCAGCTTGAATTTGAAAAGGGAAGCACGCTACAGTTTTCCATCAGCTACGATAGCGAAAACTTCCAGTCGGTAGAATCCCGTTCGTGTGGTGAAGTTTTCGCCCGCCCTATCGTTGGTCTAAAGAAAGGTCAATATATCAAACTCGAATCTACACAACAGCCCCTCAAGGCTCAATACTTTGAATCTGAAGAATAATGGAAGCGATAGGATTAAATCCGATTAGGCTTGACCGGATAGGGCTTGATCCTATCCGCGTCAATGCGATTAAGTTGGGCGTTCCGGGAGCAGCTTCCGGTTCCGCCCGTCCTTACATAGACCCGGAAGTATTAGCTTCTTTGGTCGCCGTCTGTATCTGTGACGGCAAGAGCAACGACGACCCTGACAGGGCTGTAATCAAGAACTTGGTTGACCCGGACAATCCGTTTGTGATTAGCAATGCGGCTTACAAGCTGAATAGCGGGTATGGTGGATATGCCAATGATTTTACTGCATTTCGTAATAGTAGTCATCTCCAAGTTGAATATTCTAATGATGGAAAAAGTTTAAAAATTACATCTGAAAATACTAAAGATTGGTGGCTTATCAGTCCTAGAAATGGTATATTTAGTTCTTGTAGAATTAAGGTTACTAATTGTCATTATCCCATTATTTATAGATATACAGATGATGGAAATACTTACAAAGATATTAAGATAAGTGAAGATGGAATTTATAATCTTCCAAAAAGTATTATTAACAATGAAGGTGTAGTAAATCGTTGTTGTTTTGGAAATGGTACGCAAAGGGATGACTATACAGGATTAACTATTGAACAACTTCCATTATACGAAGGCGCCTTCGTCACTGACGGTAAGGACGACTTAATCACTTCCACCAAGACGGTTAAGGAAATGCTTGGAGGAAGCAATGAGGTTACCGTGGTGAGTATGATTCATCAGATAGGATTGTCTTCACGGACAACTATTAATAATATTCGTTCGGAAAGTGTAGCTCACGTAGTTTGTAGGAATATTTGTAGTTTTGCTGGAAAAACAGGTATATACGGGTATTCAGGACAGATAAATACTAACAATCCTCCTGCGCTGATAAATAATATACTTGGAGATAAGAAAGACTATACAGCAGAAGGTAACTCAGCATTAGATCCTACTGATAAATTCTTTGTTCAAGGTTATAAATACAGTGGCACCATAAGTGAAGTGTCCCCAATAGCCTACTATTGGACATTCATCGCCAACAAGGTGCTGACCACAGACCAAATCAATCAGGTAATATCCTACTTCAATTTGGACAAGCATGTTAAACCGGATGTATACTATGACATAAAGAAACAAGGTCTAAGCAATGATACTCCTGAAGCGGATTGGTATCTGAAAGACTTTAGTGGAAATGGTCATGATATGCAGTTGTATAACTTTGCTAAGAAACTAGGTAGTGGAATTGGTAAATATGAAGTAGATTTTAATACTTGGATACCTCAATCTTACGTTGCTGATTCTACATATACTTCTAATAAGCTTCATGTTACTAATATAAAAGGCAGTAACGCTATTTTATATACTAAGAAAGGAACGAATGCTATGAAAGTAAAAATTACTGGGATTCAATCATTTAATTTAGTATATAGATATATTGCCGAAAATGATGTTTGGAAAGCATTTGAAGTTGATAGAGATGGAATTTATGAATTACCTGCGAGTACTACAACCACAAAAACCTATTATACAGGATTCACTGTTCCATATTATACTGGTGATTGTGATATAACTATTGAGCAAATCCCTGACTACGAAGGAGCATTGGTATCTGATGGAATTGATGATTACGGTAAAGTAGAAAACCTTCCAATATACAAGGATTACACGGTAGTAGCTGATAGAGAGATAGTGGACGGATTAATTGATAATGCAGGTGGTGGAGTAGCTATTAGAAGTTATAACTATGCAAAAGGGGCTTTTGGATTTGATTGGAAAAACCAAGCGTTTAGTTTCGGTGGAAATACCGACAGAATAATTGATGTACAAAGATTTATTAGCTACCAATCTAAATATATAAATAATGGGATTCAACTTATTACTGGCAACGTAGTAGACAACAATCCATTATATATGGCTAGATTAGGAGAAGAAAATAGATACAGCAAACTAGCTCTTTGGTCCTTTTTACTCTTCCCTTACACCCTTTCCGAGTTCCTGCTAGAGCGTCAGTTAAAGAGGTATAAGTTGGGTACGCTGTATCCTGGAATGATAGAGTGGAGACCCAAAGTAAATATTAATGTTCCAGTTGTTACTCCTCCTACTTTTAGTATGAATAATGGTAGTGATATAAAAATTACTAATGGGCAGTATATACCAGAAGGAACAGAAATAACCATCCGAGTTTTTACCACAACTGATAGTTCAGTAGGAGGTCTAAATGAAGCAACTGCAAAAATAAATGGTGTAGATATAGAGTTATCTCCAAGCGGGAATAAGACCTATTATGGAGGTAAATTCATAGTATCTTCAAAGCAAAAGATAGACATAACCATTGACGAGTACATCAGATACGAAGATATTGTACAGCCTTATCCAGCAATAATTAATCTAAAACAAGATGGTAAAACTATCACTTGGGGAGATAAGTTGAAAGTAGGCAGTGATATAGTCTTTGTAGGAAGTGCCAACCTTTTACCGGAGCTATATACTGTATCCGAGACACGGTATAATGGTGTAACGCTTTACCCAAACACTATCATAAAGGTAGAGAAGTCTATGGTGTTTGATAATGCACGTACCTACCTAAAAGCTAATGAGCCGAGCTGTATCCTGTCGCCTAATAGGTTGAGGATTCCAAATTCTAGCTACAAGATACTAGGCTACATTCCAGACTTGACAGGTAAAGGTAATCATGGTAGATTGAATAACTTCGCCTACACGGAAGAAAGTGGAGCAAATGAGGACGGTAGTATTCGCCTTGATGGAAAGGATGACCATATTACCATTCCTACTTTGGCTCATGGTAGTAAGTGTATGTTGATGAAAGTAAATTGGAATAAGGATGCTTTAATGCTGTATGACCAAAGAAGGGATAATAACCCTAATAGCTTCGCTATATATATTCCTAATTTCAATAATGAAGACTCTATTGCTTATAGTTCTAGGAATGACGGGAAAACTTATATTGATGGAGTATTAAATACATCTGTTAAAGGATCGCAATTAAAAGATGTAACTCATAATATAACTATAACTAATAGCAATTCTAATAACGATAATACTGTTTCTCCGGCAATTGGAAGCAATGCAAAATATAATGCATTTTATGCTCAAATGGTTCTTTACGAATTTATGCTCTTCCCCGAAATACCT